CTTAGAGGTTACTCTTACTGATAGTGAAGATGCTTTGATGTCTAAGGTTTTTGGTATGGAACCAATTACCATATCATTTTCCGATGCAAAAGATAATGTCATCGATTTGAGTATGATTGTTTACGAGGTAACCAATCGTGAGATTGTTGGTGGTAAGCAGATGAAGGCAACTCTAAGGTGTTGCAATGAGGACGTTACCAATGCCGCTGGTATATTAATCTCTACTCAATTTGAAGATAAAAATATTACTGACATTGTTAAGGACCTTTTGAGTAAATCCCTTAACAGTAAGATTCCAGTTATCAAGACAGATCAATGTATTAATAAATTTACATTCGTCACTAACTATTGGAATCCGATCAAAATTATCCAGTGGTTAACTGACAAAGCTATCTTTGCAGAGTCCAGTGGTAAATCTGCTACTGCTGGATTTGTTTTCTTTGAAACTCAAACTGGATATCACTGGAGAGCACTTGATTCTTTGGTCAAAGACAAACCAAAGTATCAACTGAAGATGGGTATCGAACTCGATCCAGAGAAAGCAGCAGAAGGTAGTATCATTGAACTGTCTAATATTAACGTGAAGGAGACGAGTAATGTCTTACAAGGTTTAAATTATGGTAGTTATAGTAGTAGGGCAACCGTTTTTGATATCGGTAACCAGGAAGTAAAAGACTTTGACTTCAATGCTTATGAGTTGTATAATGATATTCCAAAACTAAATGATGGTAAGATTCCAGAATCTTATGCAAATTTAGATAAAAACTCTCCCACTAGAATTATGACAAAGGTCTTAAATTCTAAGTTGTACAATGCTGGAGAGTATACAAAAGATCTTACAAAAATTTTGTCTCAGGCATCTTTCAGGAACAAAATGTTCTACAACAAAGAGGTAGAGGCAGAATTTATTGGAGATCAAACCATTGAGGTTGGTGATGTGGTAGAATTAGAAAACTACGTTGGTAAAAACAGGGAGAAGGATCCTGTAAACAGTGGTAAATATATAGTAGGTAAAGTTTTCAGAGAGTATACATCTAGAGACTCTAATATGAAAACGAGACTTACACTGTACAATGATAGTCTTGGCACAGGCAAAGAGACTTCAACAAACAACTCCGTATCTGGACTTCTAGGTTAATGTCATTATTAGAATCTACTGCTAATTTTATTGGAAAGGACGGTTTTAACTGGTGGATCGGTCAAGTCGAAGCTGATGGTGGAAAGGACACCGAGGCGGATGAACTTGCTGCTAACAGAGTAAAAGTAAGAATCCTTGGTTACCACAATAAAAACAAAGAAGTCCTCCCAACTAAGAAGTTGCCATGGGCAACTGTGATGATGCCTGCAACATCACCTCAAAAAAGTGGTGTTGGTGCTGTCCATCAACTTCTTAAGAATACTTGGGTGATTGGATTCTTTATGGATGGTTCTGCCGCTCAGATTCCTATTGTTATGGGGTCGATCGGTGACCATAACTATACAGAGTATAAAAAGGACGAAGAACCAACACAAGGAGAAAAAGGAGAAGGATTCGAGCAGAAAGCTGCTCCTAAGGCAGAGGATCATGATGGTCAAAACAAACCAGCAGGAGAACAGGGTCCCAAAGGTGGCACTGGATCTATGCCAGCAAACACTTCTAAAGTCAAAGGTCCATCGGAACTAGACAAACTTGCAGATAAGAAGAAGTGCTTTGAACTTGATATCTCGAACGGAAAGTGTGGGACTGAGACAGCAACTAAAGTTGAGGGTCCGCTAAAAGAATTATTTGCATTTGCTCGTGGTCTTGAGCAGAGCGAGACTGGTCAGTTTATCAACAGCGTCACTGGTGAGATTGAAGACCTAGAAGGTGAGATTTCTAAGACTGCTGGTAGACTCCAGCAATCGATGAGTGGTTTACTTGGGGGTATTAAGGGAACAGTATTGAAAGAAACCCAGAAGTTCATTCGTGAACAGATGGACAAGATCAATATTCCAAACCCAGAAATTTTAGAGCCAGTAAAAACTCAACTGAAGGGTATTGGTGACTTAGTTGGTTGTCTGTTTAAGCAAATACTTGGTGATCTTGGTTCTTTTATCGAGAACTTGATCACGGATCTTGTATCTAAAGTTCTTGATACGGCACTATGTTTGATCCAAGATATCCTTGGATCGATCATGAGCAAGATCATGGATATGGTTAATAAAGCTCTTGGTATTTTACAAGGTGTTCTCGGTGCAATTAAAGGTGCCGCTGGAATGATTCAGGGGTTACTTAGTAAAGTTTTAGATTTTATTGATCTGTTTTGTGATGGTGCAGTATCATGTGCTATTGGTGCTTCCGTCTTTAAGACATGCCAGGGTGCAGAAGCAAAAGGTAATGAGAAGTCGAAGAAAGAGCAGGATCAATATAAAGTCAAACCTCCTAAAGGTGGATCTGTTATTGGAAGCGGCAAACCAAATGCTAAAGGATTTGTTCCATTAGAACTTGCAGATGGCACCAAAGTCGCATTCAATACTAGCACTGGAGAGCAATCACCATTAGATACCGCTACAAGTGGCAACAAAACTGGTATTACGGATAAGAGTTTTGACACTAGAGGTCCTCTTGATAAGTTTGAAGACTTCGTTGCAGATCTTCAACCACAAGTTCCTGTAGATTGTAGCAACAGTCTGTTTAATAAGAAACCATGCTTCCCAGAGATGATCTTTGATGCTCTGCAGAGCACAACACCAATCAAAGCACTTCCTATTATTGATGATATTGGATCTACGGTTGGTGTAATTGTCAAGAAATTTGGTGGTGGTATTCCTAACTTTGGTCTGGGTGTAAAAGCTAGATCTGTTGCTACTTGTAATGAGCAGGAAGGAAAGGGTGCAAGATTTAAACCTGTCTTTGTTGCTGATGGTAGTGGAATACCAGGAAACGTAAGACTTGAAAGAGTTGATGTTATCCGTCCTGGCATTGGATATGGTTTCAGTAGTGACAACTCTGTTTGTCCACAAGAACAAACCTTTGTAAACATTAATGATCCAGAATTAAAGTCCTTTATTAGTGAAGGAAATATTCTTTACCTCGTAAGATCTGCTGATGGTGCTGTATCTGACACTCAACCTGATATCATGCAGGTAGATGATTTTGATTATAAGGGAGAAGGATTGATTAGAATCGCTACTATTAATCCAGAAGACGGCGATCTAATTCAACCAGGAATGGTTCTTAGAACTGCTGAAGGATATGAGTTTACTCTCAACTTCACCAAAAAGTATATTGACTTCTTCATTCCTCCTGATGCAACAGCGGTTTACGCTAATTGCCCAGACTTGATTCCTCTATTGAAAGATGTTACAGTTGTGAACGTTGGAGAGGGTCATACAGATCCTAAGGTCATTGTTGACACTCCTGGAGGAACTGAGGAAATTGGTTTTGTAACAACTGATACTAGAGGTAGGTTACTGAAACCAACAATCACAAAGAAATCGATTGGTTTTAACAATCCTAGAATTGTTGATTCTACTGGCGGTGGAGCAAAGATCGTCCCAGTCTACGAATTTACTGGACCGAAGAGAATCAAGGAACTGATTGCTTTGGATCAATATATAGATTGCGTTGGTCATCCATCAATACCAGAAGAAGAGCTTGTTGGTTATGTAAATGGTGTACCGTATTATGGTCCATTCCATATTCATATGGGAAGAAAGATGACAGGAGCAACACATACAGGTACAGGTCAATACATCTATGATAGTCAATCAGAAAGTATTGGTTCTTCATCAACTACGACTTCAACAACAGTGACAACAGTTACCCCTACAACTCAGACAAGCACCACGACACCAACTACACCAACAACCACATACACACCAACGAACAACAATCCACCTAGCAGTGGTGGTGGCGGAAGCACTCCTCCACCTAGCAGCGGAGGCGGAGGCGGAGGATACTAATGGCAGATTTATTTGAAGGCGGTAACGTCCAAGAGAACGATACCCCAAAGATTCCAGTTGATTATCCAAAGGGTTTCGTCTTCAATACCCAGTGTGGGCACAAGATTGAGATGAACTCCACCGAAGGTGGTGAGAGGATTCGTCTTATGAATTGCCATGGACATTTCATCGACATTGATGAGGATGGTCACATCTATTTGATGGCAAACGAGGATATCATTGCTAGAGCGCCAGGTAATATGGCGGTCAAAGTTGGTGGTGATATTAAAGAAGACAAGATGGTTATCCATGTTGTCGGTAATGCACATATGACCGTAGAAGGTGATATGCATACTGAGACCAGAGGCAATCGTTATGATAAGGTCGATGGTACGTGGGAAATGAAGTGTGGGGAGGTTATGTTCCTGCAGTCAGATGAGAATATTGCTATCAAAGCAGAAAATATTCTGAAAATGGATGCCAATACCATCAACCAGAAGATGTCTTTTGGTAATAATGATCTTGCCGAAGGTGGTGAGATTCGTGATGTTATCAAAGGTAATCGTGTTATTAGCATGACCAAGGAGGGTGGTGTCTTTGCTATTCTTAGCGAGGGAGATCTCCAAATTCGTACAAAGGGTTGTCGTTATGATACAGTAGGAACAAATTTCTTTACTAACGTAGAGGGTAAGATGAAAACCTCTGTTGTTGGTGATGATTTTGACTGTATCGCTGGTGGTATTGAGGACGGAGGTTCTTGGACCAGGAAACCAACAGATAGTCCATATGGTAATCCTACCGCTTGGCAAGTCAATGCTGGTGAGGGTGCTAGAATTGTATCTACAGATATGCACTTGTATGCTACTGAGAACATGAAGGTGGAAGCTGCTGGAGACAAGATTGAAATTGTCTGTGACAATGGCATTTACTTGAATTGACATACTGATAACCAACTGCTACAATATCAAGTATGACTACAGATAAGTTAATGCACATGTCTATTACCCTTCAAGAAGCATTTTTCTTGCAGGAGATTCTTGACAAGCACCTTGACGATTTTGTCGAGGAAATGACAAAAGAAAAATTTAAGAGTCCCGAAGCGGATCAAACAAAAGCTTGGGGATACTATCAAAGAAACCGTCAAGCAGCTTTAGACCTTAAGGCAAAAGCAAAAGAAGTTATTACCCGTGCCAATTTGACAAGTGGCACAGGGACTAGACACACGGTTCACGGTGTCGTATAATTACGAGGTACCACACCACTAGCACACATGTTTGAGACCGAAGAATACGTGACTCATTGTGCCATCGACATTACCCAGCGTCGATTCACACTGATGAGTTCAGAAGCATCTATCAAAGATCTTACTTGCGAAGATGCTGACCAGTTTATTCGAGTCTTGAATGTTGTTCGTGCCTCACTTGAAGAGGATCAGATTGTTTACGTATGATGCGGGGTTAGTTCAGCGGTAGAACGCTATCCTTCCAAGTTAGATGTCGTCGGTTCGATTCCGATACCCCGCTCTCACTATTTTATTGCCATGCCATACAACAAAACATATCACGAGATTAAGGATATTCTCAAAAGTTCAAAGAAGGTGAACAATGAAGTTCTCCTTCAGGTAACACGCTTAGCACTCAAGGAAGCTCTGGTCAAAGAGGATTTTGATTGGGATTCTGTTACCATGGAAACAAAGTTCGTAGATGATCTGGATGCAGACTCTCTTGATCTTGTTGAATTGGTTATGTTCCTTGAGGAGTGTTTTAGTATTGAGATTGCAGATGAATACTCAATGGATATTGTCACTGTCGGTGATGCCATTGAGGTTATTAAGAAGTGTAAGAAAGAGAAAGGTAAACCACGTAAGATTGACAAGTCCAAGTATACTAGGCGTCCTGCTCCTGGGAGTCCTATTGGGGCACCTAAGATTGGACAGACTCAACCTAATCTAGAACCAGAAATCGAAAAAGCATTGGAGGAAGATGAGACCAGAAACAAGAGAATCGATGGAGATGCTGTTCACAGCGAAGTGGAACCTGCCGAAAGCAGCGAAGAATGCGGGTCTGACTAATAAGGAGATGAAAATCACCTTCAACGAATATTGTACCTTTCACCCTCCTACCTGGAAAGGGTGATTTTCTGGGAGCGTGGCGGAATCGGTAGACGCACCAGACTTAAAATCTGTTGAGAATTAATCTCGTGGGGGTTCAAGTCCCCCCGCTCCTATTATGAAGCATGTGTATTATCTCCCGACAATCGGGAAGCAAGAGGATTTTAAAAAAGAATATCTACCACCAGACTACATTCCAGAACCAACTAAGTTTGGTTCTAAGTATGATCGTAATTACTCTCATGCAAAATGTCCTGCATGGTCAGAGTGGGGTAAGAATACTTGGATATTCTACCAACCATTTGATCTCGGTATGCTCTACAAAAGTACCGATAAATATCTAGATACAAATTTAGCACAACCTATATTTGATGAGTTTTTCAATCTAACTTCTAATTGGTTAGATGGAGAACTACCAGAGATACAATATAATTACGGTCATGCCTTATGGACAAGAGATAAGGATGTTTGGGTAGAACAAATACCTCATCCTTTACTCTCTAGATACGGATTAGAATGTATCCCAGGAACGTATCCATTATCAGTATGGCAACGTCCCCTTGGGTTTGGATTTAAACTTTTAGATCTAGATACTAATTTATGGATCCCTAAGGGTACTCCACTGTTCATGTTGAGATTATATTCTCAGAAGTCGGATAGCACTTTCACACTTAAGAAAAAGGCACCACCTCAAGACATTCTCGATGAATATGCACAGAACGCTAGGTTGAAGGAATTTGACAAATTTGCATCATGGAGTCTAATCAAAGATAGACTAAAGAAAGAAGATAGTAAGTGTCCGTTTGATTTTCTATGGAAGAAACAATCCTGAAGGTGTATTGGGAATATCGCTATCTAAAAGGGGAGGGTCTAGTCAAGATGTTTTTCATCCAAGGAATTCCTTTTACTTGGGATGATATTGCAGAGTTTCCATTACCAGATAAAGTAATTAGAAAAGCAAGAGAATCTCGTATCTTCTCACCAGAAGATATTTGGCACGGATCCTCTTATTTGATGGAAGAAGGATTCCATCCTCTACTTGATGAACTTGACTTAGATGAACTCTCCGAACTCCCACAGTAAATTTACCTTTGGTGGTCTTGACAGATCTTCGGTCAACGTGCTAAGATTAATCAGTGAACTTGAAGGGTCTTATCAACTCACCAAGTACATGGGATTCAAAGAAGACATGGATACTCTTGACGAAATTAAGAAGAGATACTATAAATTGTACTTCAAACTCAGCAAAGAGGAAAAAGCACGCCACTCTAGCTCAGCTGGATAGAGCAACTGTTTTGTAAACAGT